GGACGTACTGTTAAAAAAGGTTTATATTACTACATGAACAGAGCCAAAAAAAGAGGCACAAGTAAACCTGGTAAAGGATCTGTTACAGACAAAGCTTTAAGACAATCAGCTAAAACAGCAAAGAAGGATTAATTAATGACTATTATAACTAAAGGCATGGGTGCTATTATAAAAGGAATAAGCAAGGGAACTAAGGCAAGAAACTCTGCATCTAAAAAAATGTTTAAAGACGCTGTAAGAAAAGTACCTTTAAAAAAGAAAAAGAAATCTTTGTTAGATGTTACACCTAGAAAAGTTATTAAAAGTGTTGTGAAAGATGCTAAATCTTTAGCCAAAAACAAAACTGCAGTTACAGCAACAATAGCAGGTGGTATTAACGAAGTTGTAAAGAACGAAAAAAAGAAAAAGAAAAAAGATTAAATAATGAGTATATTCGGCATAGCTAAAAAAGGATTTGGAATGTTAGGGAAAAGTAAAAAAGTTTCTCCAACTATTAAATCTGTTAAACCTATAGCTAATAAAGATTCAGCACATAAAATTAACTTAGCAAAAATTCCAGGAAGAGTTCAAAAAATTCATGCACCCATGTTGGAGTCATCAAATAAAACTTTAGCCGCTTATAGACAAATTAATCAAAAATTTAGTGGAGAGAAAAAAACTAAATCTGGTATCTCAAAAGGTAAAGATAAAAAATAATGGAATCTATTAAAAATTTTTTTAAAACGATACTTGCAAAAAGATGCAAGTGTAAAGATACTAGAAAACCATTACCTCCAGTCACCAATTGTATTAGATGTGGAGACTTATTAAAGGATTGCACATGTACAAATCAAGTAGCAGAGTAGTTACTAGAAAACCTCTTAAAAAAGGTGGCACTGCAGCATGGACTAGAAAAGAAGGCAAATCTAAATCTGGTGGTTTAAATGCTAAAGGTGTTGCATCTTATAGAGCAGCTAATCCAGGATCAAAATTAAAAACAGCAGTAACCACTAAACCTTCAAAATTAAAAAAAGGTTCTAAAGCCGCTAAACGTAGGACTTCGTTTTGTGCTAGAATGACAGGTATGAGAAAAAGACAAAAAGCTAGTAACAATACCGGTGAAGATAGATTATCTAAATCCCTTAAAAAATGGAATTGCTAGTGAGAGATACTAAAGCGATAGAGAGCTTTTTAAAAGAAAAATACAAAAAAATTACTGAGATGAGTTTGTTTAGAAACTTGAAAAAAGAAGTAGAAACAGGGGCTAGCGGAACTCAAGATTATGTGATAAAAAAAGGACCTAATAAAGATAAAATAGCAAAAACATAGAAAGTAAACATGGAACCAGAACAAGTATTATCAAAGTTAAGAAGAGCATTAGACAAAAGAATAACTTCACTTGCTGTATCTGTTACCTCAGGAGGGGTTGACAGTATGGAAACTTACAAGTATATAATAGGACAAATAAATGCATTGGAATCAGTGCGCCAGGAAATCATTAGCCTGCTAAACGATAAGGAAGAAAATGAAAACACAGGAACAGTCATCGACCTCAACCGAGGTGCCAAAAACTAAGTCAGCATTATTAGATAAATACCAAGAAGAACCTGTAAAAGAAATTACATCAGAAACTACAAAATTACCCATGCCTACAGGATGGCGTATGTTAGTTTTACCTTTTAGAATGAAAGAGAAAACTAATGGTGGAATCTTAATGGGACAAGAAACTATCGACAGACAACAAGTAGCATCGCAATGCGGAAACGTAATTGCTATGGGACCTGATTGTTATTTAGATAAAGATAAATTTCCACATGGTCCGTGGTGCAAGCTTAAAGACTGGGTAGTCTTTGCTCGTTATGCCGGATCAAGAATCGAGATCGAAGGTGGAGAAGTTCGTCTATTAAACGACGATGAGATACTCGCAACCGTACAAGATCCAACAGACATCTTGCACAAATACTAACATAGTCGGAAGGAGACACTATGCCAGAAGAAAAAAAATCACCGAGCCAAGTTTCGGTTGACTTAGATACATCAGGACCAGAGGTCGATGTATCATTAGAAGAAACAAAAGAGGAAGCGGTAGTTAATACCGATTCAGGAAACACGGACCAAGAAACAGTAAAAGAAGTAATACAGGAAACACAGGAAGATAAAAAACTAGAAGATTATAGTACAGGTGTACAATCTAGAATTGCTAAATTGACTCGTAAGATGAGAGAAGCTGAAAGACGAGAACAGGCGGCACTTCAATACGCAGGAGCTATAGAAGAAAAAAGAAAATTAGATAAATCTAGATTTGATAAGATTGATTCTGATTACCAAACTAAATTTGAAACCAATGTAAAAACTGGATTAGAGACAGCACAGAGAGATCTTGCAATGTCTATTGAAAACGGTGATGCAGCGGCTCAAGTTGAAGCAAATAAAAAAATTGCTCAGTTAGCTTTTGAGAATGCTAAATTAGAGCAACGTAAAACAACAAGACCAGTTGAACAGGAACAACCTGTACAACTATCTGACGGTGGAAACTTACCAAGAGAAACTCCAAGATCATTGCCACAAGCTGATCCTATGGCGGAAGATTGGGCAACAAAAAACGAATGGTTCGGAAAAGATAGAGCCATGACTTTTACTGCCTTTGAAATCCACAAGGATTTAGTAGAAAAAGAAGGTTATGATCCAATGAGTAACGAATATTATGAAGAGGTTGACAAAAGAATTAGAGTTGACTTTGGACATAAATTTGGTAATAATGATACAAAGCAAACGAACAGGGCCGTTCAGTCGGTAGCTTCAGCTAATAGAAGCACAAAGCCTGGTCGCAAAACTGTGAGACTCACTTCTTCACAGGTAGCAATAGCTAAAAAATTAGGGGTGCCACTCGAAGAATATGCAAAACAATTAAAACTCACGGAAGGAGCATAAGCATATGACAAAAGAAACAATAAATAAAACTTCTCGTGCGGCTAATACTAGGACTAAAACTGAACGACCTAAAGAGTATAAGCCACCTTCATCACTCGATGCACCTGCAGCGCCAGACGGCTTTGTACATAGATGGATAAGAGTAGAATCAATGGGTTTCCAAGATACCAAAAATTTACATGGTAGACTTAGAGCCGGATACGAATTAGTGAGAGCTGATGAGTATGAAGATTCTGACTTTCCAGTAGTACAAGACGGAAAATTCGCTGGAGTAATTGGAGTAGGAGGCCTTGTCTTGGCAAGGATACCCGAAGAACTCGCGAAACAACGTCTAGACTATCAAAAGAAACAAACAGATGCTCAAGACGAAGCAGTGAACAACGACTTGCTTAGGGATCAAGATAGAAGAATGCCGATGAGTATCGAGCGTTCTAGCAAAAACTTCGGTGGCAGCAAGAAATAGTATTTCTTTCTCCAACGATTAATATCAACCGAACTGGAGGCCGTTAACGCGGCAGGTTCACTAAGGAGAAAATAACTATGGCAAATAGAAATGTAGCCGGAATGGGTTTTACACCTGTTAGTACTTTAGGCAATTCGCCTGCAGTATCTGGACAGTCAAAGTATAAAATCGATAATGGCAACGCGACTAACATATTTCTCGGCACGCAGGTTCAAACTGCAGCTGGGTATGTTACAGTTGGAGCCGTTAATAGTAAAACTATTGGCGTATTCAACGGATGTTTCTACACTGCGGCTAACACACAAAAGCCAACGTTTAGTAACATGTATATAGCAAACACTGTAACTGATCAAAACACAGATATAGATGCTTTTGTAAATGACAATCCATTTCAAAACTACGAAATCTCTACTGATGCAACTGTAGCCCAAGCTGGGTTTATGGAAACATATAGAAGTAATGCAGTAGCGGGTAATATTGTTACTGGAAGATCATCACAAACATTAGATATCGGTGCAACAACAGCGACAGCATCACAATGGAGACTATTAAGAGTAGCAGAAGACCCTGAGAATGAAGACATTACAGTGGCTTTTGCAAAAGTAATAGTAGTACAAAACCTTTGTGAGTTTGTAACACCAAGTTAATCAACAAATAGGAGAATAAAAACATGGCAATATCAAGAGCACAACTCGTAAAAGAGTTAGAGCCAGGTCTAAATGCACTATTTGGCTTGGAATACAAAAGGTATGAAAATCAGCACGCTGAGATTTATACAACAGAATCATCTGACAGAGCTTTCGAAGAGGAAGTAATGTTAAGTGGTTTTGCTAACGCAGAAGTAAAAGCAGAAGGTCAAGGTGTTAATTACGATGAAGCACAAGAGACTTACACTGCTAGATACACAATGGAAACGATCGCGCTAGCTTTCGCTATCACAGAAGAAGCAATAGAGGACAACCTTTATGACAGACTTTCTTCTAGATACACAAAAGCACTAGCAAGATCTATGTCAAATGCTAAAGAAGTAAAAGGCGCAAACCCTTTGAATACTGGTCTACCCGCAATAGCGGCAGCATCATCATTCAAATCAGGTGACGGCGTAAACTTACTTTCGCTAGTACACCCAACTATAGCGGGTAATGTAGCGAATACACTTGGCACACAAGCAGACTTAAACGAAACTTCATTAGAACAAGCATTGATTGATATCGCTGCTATGTCTGATGAAAGAGGTTTAAGAATAGCAGCTAAAGGAGTTAAAATGATAATTCCTTCTGCTAATCAGTTCAACGCTGAGAGATTAATGAAATCTCAAGGTAGAACTCAAACTGCTGACAATGACATCAATGCAATCAACAGTATGGGAATGATCCCACAAGGTTACAGAGTTAATAACTTTTTAACTGATGCTGATTCTTGGTACATTATGACAGACGTTCCAAATGGTATGAAGATGTTCTCAAGAACTCCGTTGACTACGTCAATGGAAGGAGACTTCGATACTGGCAATGTTAGATACAAAGCTAGAGAAAGATACGCTTTCGGCGTTTCTGACTTTAGAGGTATCTTCGGTTGTGAAGGTGCGTAAGCAATAAATAATTTTGTGGCGGGACACAATTCCGCCACATTTAATTAAGAAAGTAATAATATGAAAAAAACTCTCATCAATATCTGGGCCTATAATTACCATGCTAAATTTAGTATTGAACATGTTGAAGATACGGCTGAAAGTGTTGAAAAAGTTATACTTGACAAACTAGGAGAAAAGAGTATAGTTTGGGAATATCTCGGTGATAGTTATCATACGGGATCTAATAGAATAACTTATGAAGAGGTTATTAATGATACAAGACCTATACAAACAAAAAAGGTCCTTGGAGTTGAAGTGGCAACAGGAGCATCTAGATAATAATAGATACACTCTTGAAATGGTTAGAATAGATGACAAAGTTAAAAGAGTCATTACTGACATAAAGCTGGAAGAAGCAGCTGTTGCTACAAGGCAGAATCAAGTAGATGATGCTGCTCCACAAGTTTCTGTAGCTACTTAAGTCACAAAGCTACATCGCTGAAATCGCACTTTCTTATAAGGATCTCTTGCACTCTACTTAAAACTAAGGTATAAATTTTTAAAAATTAGGAGAATTTATGGCACATCACAAAATATCAAAAGCAACACATTTTACAGGACCCGTTTTATTTTCAAATCAAGTACCTTCATTAGAAAATTTAAATACAGGTGCTTATCCAGATCAAAGAATTTTCTTTGATGATTTTGGTCAACAAGTTTATAATGGTAATGTTATTGGAACATCACCAACAGCCGGTGCAGCAATGGGACAAGACTACACTTCTATTACAGGTAGTAATGCTGGAACAGTAGCAATCGCTGCAAACGCACTTCAAGGTGCACTAGCTTTATCAACTGCTAATTCAGCAGCAACAGATGCAATTACTACTCAAGGTGATTTAACGTTTAATGTTCCACAAAATAGTAATGATGAAAACGTAACTCCCTATAGAACATATTTTGAAACAAGATTTAAATTAAATAATTTTACAGGTGCACCCGCAATATTTGTAGGTTTAGCACAAATAATTGATACTTCGGGAAATGCTGCAACAGATGCTGTAGCTGGTTCAGGAGAAGGACGTATTGGTTTTAATTTAACTGCTGGAGACACTATGATAAGAGCAGTTTGTAGAGCAGACAACAATTCTACGTACGCAAATATAGATGCAATTAATGATGGAAACTATCCAAAATACGCTGCACTAGGTACAGTGACAGCAGACACTTATTTAACTGTTGGTTTTGAAGTATTTAATAATAACAGTTTAGGTAGAAACAGAGTTAATTTTTATATTAACAGAGAACTTTATGGAACTATTACTAACGAACAACAAATTTATCCACCGTTTGTACGTGATCAAATTTCTAGTTCTACATCAAGTTCTATTCCAGCTACAGCAGCAACTAGATTAGGTGTTGCTTTTGATATGAAAAACTCAGTACAAAACGCATCTATTATGACTGTGGATTATGTACTAGCAGCTCAAGATAGAGA